TTACCATTTGTTGACTTGTGATGGAAGTGACCAGTTAACACAACATCATACTTTGATAATGTGTTTTTGTCAATACCAGTTTCACAAACATTGCCTCTGTCCATTTCAAAACCGGCAATTTCAAAATGCCCAAAACAAATTTGCGATTTCGATTCTTTCATGTGATTGAAGATATCATCCACATTGTCATCACAAATCCAAGGCACAACATCAATACCGATGCCATCAAAATCTACTGTTTGAAAATCTTCATAGATTTCAATGTTGTGATACTCATTTAAAAGCAATGCAGGTGAATTAACTTCAAGGGTATTCTTGTATGCTACATCATGGTTGCCAATCAATGTGTGTAGTTTGATACCTAGTCTGTCGCACTTATCGAAAAAATATTTACGAGATAGGTAGAGTGAATTAAAGTTGATAAACTTCCGTCTGTCAAACAAATCACCCATCTGAAAAACATCTTTAATATTGTTTTCAATCAGATAGGGAAAAAATACCTCATCATAAAATTTTTGGAAGTATTTGTGGAAATCTAAAGAATCACCTCGAGCACCGAAGTGTGTGTCACCCAATATGCATAATTTCATAACTGTTTTTTATAGTGTTCTATTTGGTCTTTTAGATTTAACCTTTGTTTTTTCATAACTTCTATTTTAAAATCAGAGAAGTTGCCTGTCTTTTCGAGTGAATCAATTGTTTTGTTCAATGTTCGGTGTCTTTCTTCTAAGACTTTAATATGGTGTTCCACTTTTAACTTGTCCATTATATCTCCTTTTTCAAAGGTTGTCAACAGTTATTCAGGTAAATCTTCTTCCATAAATTTTTCAAGACCTTTAGACTTACCTTCTTTTTTCTTGCGTTTGTTTTCTTCAAAGGTATGAATGAACTCCGATATATTATCATACAATTGGAACTGTTTCATATTGCCGTCTGAATCTTCAAACATTTCATATTCATCTAATATACCAAACTGTTCTGTTGCCTTATATTTGACATAGAGTTGTTTCTTCTCTTTCATAATACGGCGAAGAAATGCATAGTAAATGATTTGTGTAAAATAGGCAAATGGGTTCTTAGACTTGTCAGGGTCAAAGTTTCTGAAATACATTAGGCAGTTTTCTATGCCATCTGCAACCATTTCATCCCGAAAAGAATATGATATGAAGTTTGGTTTACGAGACAGGTGGTCTGCAATTTTATAGAAACACTCTCCAATATAGTTTGGAATCTGTGGGTCTTCCTTACCATCTTTCTTTGCAGTCGAACATTTGTCACGATATTCAATTAACGCCTGCAAAAAATCGGCATTGTTCACATAATGTTTTGTCGCTTTGGTCATAATATTTACCTGTTTTTCTGTTGACAAACGGCTTGACAACATGTATCATCATGGTGTTCCGTTTGATATTGATTAATGGATGTTACTCTTTCTTTTCTCTCTAAGTAGTTCAAACAATTCTTCTTCATTGATTTCTTCTTCCTCAATTTCATCATCTTCTTCGTCATCCAATTCACTAAAATTTCTTTGTTCTTCCATTCTGTGTTGCGCTTCATGCACAACATTACCATAATACCTAACTAAATCGTCTTTAGGTTCAATGATTGTAAGAATGTCAGATGCATATACAATCGCATTATTTTCTTTAATCAATTCAATTGGCAACCATGGTGCCATCATCATTACAGTTTGTCCTGTAGGTATTCTTTTAAAGATAATGTGCATTGGGTTATCTAAAAAGATGGTGTCATTTTCTTCATCTTGAATAATATCTGCCATAATATCTTCACCACTTTGCAGTCTGACAATCTTGATATTATTGTTGGTCGTTGTTTCCATTTTTTAGTTCTATGTTGTAAAATTTATAGTTGAACTTTTCTTCATCGTATATTTTAACACGCTCAATGAAATGTTTCAATGTGTAATTGGCAAATTTGCCTACACGAAAATCATCTACGATATCAAACAATGTCGCCTCAGTTTTATTATCACCAATTCGTAACCCACGACCTATCGATTGTAGATTACGAACTCTGGACTTTGAAGGAGAGGCGAAGATAATGTTATGAAGATTACGGATATTGACACCAGTGCTAAAAGTGCCGTAACTAGCAACAATAATTGCATCTCTTTCTTTCTCAGTAATTGAACGAACTGATTCTCGCACCTCAACATCAGTACCGCCAAATACAAAGAACACATGCCTATTGCCCGATAGACTTTTGATGTTAGCATATAAATCTTTACCATGTTTCTCCACGAATTGAAATAAAATTAAAGTGTTGCCATCTAAAGATAAAGTCAAGTTGCGAATGAAATCATTTCTGGCTTTATTTTGAACGATGTAATCAAGTTCTGTATTGTAGTCCCAATCTTTTGCTTGTTTGCAAATGTTTTCGGAATATTTTAAAATAAGGCACTTAATTTTAAAATCTGCTAACTGTCCTTTTTCAATCAGTTCGGATGTAGTTACTGCTTTATAAACTGGTCCAAACAACCCTTCCAATACAAGTCGATGCGTTTGTGTACCATCTAATGTACCAGTTGTTCCTATTCTATATTTAGCTTGAGTGCAACCTGATAAAATAGTTGTAAGTGATTTGGCTTTAAATTGATGTGCCTCATCACCAAGAACAAAATCGAATTGTTCAAAATACTCTTTATCGTTTTTGTAGATTGATTGCCATGTAGTGATTGTCAAGAATTTATTTGTATGTTTTTCTTTTCCTGAATACTGTCTATGGCAATATTCTTCTGAATCATAACCATATGATTCGAAATCGGAATACATTTGTTCAACTAATGATGTAGTTGGTACAATGAGTAGACCTCTCTTATGTTCTTGTTGTAGGTGTCGAACAATGAGGTACAGAATTAAACTTTTGCCACTCGCAGTTGGAGAAAGCAATAAAATACGCTTGTTGCGTATCGCATGAACATAAGACATTAATTGATAGTCTCTAACCTCAACAGGTCAATTAAGAGTATCAATAAATGCCTTTGCTTCAACTAATGAGTAGTTCTCTGTGATTGAAACATCAGAATCAATTTCTAATGTGTATTCTCTCTCATCACAAAATTTCTGAATGTAAGGAACAAGTCCATGGTAAATAGTGAACGACCGCAAATCTGCCAGTCTAATCTTACCATCCCACATTCTTGATTTGTATGCCGGTGTGAATTGATAACCAGGCACATAAAAGGTAAAGTAGTCACTCAGTTCTTGTGCAGTACCTTTGTCACACTCAAATTTTATAAACGCTTCATTGAGTTTATGTAAAATAATATCAGACACCTTGAATAAATCTTTCCCATGCAATGAAGTCACGCAATTGAAATGTGCGACTGTTCAATTCTTTTAAAATAGAGGTGCAGACTTCGACAATTTCATCATGCATAATTTTTTGTGCAGTATATTTGTTTAAATCTTCATCACTCTCCATATATGTAGAGATATCGGATTTCAATACAAACGGAAAAGGTGTCCACCCGTATTTCTTCAATTCATCATCATCTAGTTTACCAGTATAAAATTCCCATTTAAGTTTCTTCATTTTGTTATACTTAAACTCCGCTTCTTTGGAAAGCAAACGATGGCGGCTAAGTATGTTCAAATACTTACTGTGTAATTTGGGAATGTCAAGAAGTGCCTTACCAGGTTCGGTTCGGTCAATGTCGGCGTCTTTACGCCATTCTTCCAATAGTTCGTCTAACTTGCTCATAATAAAAGCCTCCTTCAGAGGAGATTACACTAATTGACGGTGATTGTCAAGCGTTTTTAGAATAATTTTTCAATATCGTAGTAACTGTACCTGAATGTTCCGTCTGCCGTTAATTGACTATCGGGACTATCAGAAGCTGCCATAACGAATGTAGATACTGTTGTGGGGAACACATCGTAGAATTTAAACCTAAAATACGGTTTGTTTGAAGATGATAAAATGGTAATCGAGGCATCAGAGTATTGAGGTTTTAAAGATGCCTTTGCGCCTGACGCCCTATTTAAATTACCTAAATTTCTATACTCGGCAAAATCAGTAGGGAAAGTCATTGCACGAATCCAATCGTGTATTTCTCTCCATGCAGTAAGTTCTTCATCAATAAAGAAAGTCACATTCAGTAAATCATAAATGGCTTTTTCACCAGGAATATACAAGTCAACAAATGGAGTATTTTGTGGAATTTCAGACAAAGAGATGCCTGGCACAGATAAAGACTGGCAAAAGAATTGCGTGTTTGGCAACCTACTAAAGTTTAAAGTAAACTTATTGGGTTGTAAAAAGTTTTGATTTGATGGATTTCTGTCGAGTGCTGTCATGCTATTATTTATGCGAAAAAAAAGACCCACTTTTTAAGGTGGGTCTTTGAATATAGTCTCTTATTGTTATAGTTATTAACGAGACTTTATAGATTACATCAAGTTAGAAATCTTGAACGCACGGTAGTAAACATTGGAGTTTACATTGATTGTTCCAGAACCAACTGTTGTACCTTCTGCAAATGGGTTGGCAACGAGACCATAGCGTGTCTTGAAACCAATTTTTGGTTGGAAGGTACCTGTGTCAACTGCACGAACCATTTGTAAAGGAACATATGGGCAGTAGAACAAGCCAGCGTCATAAGCGTTAGAACCCTTATAACCAACAACAGCGAACTCAGATGTAGATGATGTTGGGAAGTATGGGTCGATATAGACCTTGATACGACCAAACAATGTACCTGCAAATGTGTTACCTGTGTCATCAACTGTCAATGAAACATTTGATGCAAGAGCAGAGTTGTAATCAAGAATGCCTGCCATAGCGAGTGCAGATGCAACATCGCTTGAGCAAATCATAATGTTACCTTTACCTCTACGAGTTGTCTTGGCAATTGTATTAGCTTCACGCTCGATTTGGAACGCAAGGCCTTTAACTTTTTCAACCATCCAACGACCATTTGAGTCGGTGTCTAAGTCGAATGTACCAGCCTTAGTTGTACCTACTTGTGCGCCAACTTTTGCAGTTGCGTAGATTGTGCGAATAACTTCACGGTTAATTTCAGCAAGAATCTCAGATGAGAGAATAT